GATATGGATCTTTACAACCTTCAGTTTTGGAACTGTATGGATTATGGCGTGGTTGCTATCACTAAACAATTCATAGCGTCAATGGATTTTGAAATATTAACCAGAGACCACGGAACATTAAAAGGTAAGTATATTGCAACGATTGATAATTATAATGTAGATCCAGATATTGTGGATTTTTCAACCAGCGAAAAACCAGCAGAACATAAATCATTTAACTTGCTTGAGCTTGAAAATGGACAGTTCTGTTTGTATCCAAATAATAGAATGCGTGTATATGATAATTCATTAACTCCAGACAAGCCATTGCAGCCAGACTTTAAAGTCAGTACAATGGAGTATCAAGTTGAGAATGGTCAAAAATTCAGACTTGGCGATACAGACGAATACTTTTGGAAAACCAAAGATGAATGATAGAATTTGCTTTAGTCTATATGATAGGCACAGTCATTATTAATCAGACTCAAACATTTAACAATGTTAACGATTGTCTATATTTTGCTAGACGACTAAACGAACAACCAGAGATTCCATATCCAGATGCCTCGAAAAGAAAGATCACAGCCTATTGTAAGCCCGTGCCGAAACGTCTGCAAAATAGAAAATGATGTTTGTATTGGATGCTTTAGGACTCTTGATGAAATATCTTCTTGGATTAAGTTATCAAACCACAAAAGAGCAAAAATTATGAAAATGCTTAAAAAACGAGGCTCTCAGATCGCCACACAGAGCCGAAACAATACCTCCGTGTGTGATTCTACCTTAGAATTGTCTTGATTTTTGTGTGTTTAAGGTAAAAGGATTAACCGACTTCTCCCCAATTATCTCCCATTTCTGCATCAACTTCGAAGGGAACTCGTAAGTCTGGGACACAATTAGACATGATATCTTTAATTTTATTAATTTCTTCTTCATTTTTGATATTAAAACATAGTTCATCGTGCACTGTTAGCATCGGGCATAAGCCTTCCGAATAACAATCGACCATTGCCTTTTTAGTTTGATCGGCACTAGATCCTTGAATCAATCTATTCAGCGCCTTGTATGTAAATGCTCTTTGAACATTTTGATATTCTTTTACTGCTTCTGGTAATGGCAGAGGTCTCTTTGCATTAAAGCCTCTTGGTTGCCACAAATCAAACCTACATTTTCTTCCTAGTTGAGTTCTTATCATTCCTTTTTGTAAAGCATAGTTAGATACTCTTGTTGCTAAATCTCTTACAAAAGGAACTTGTTGATTATATCTTTCTAAAAGTTCTCTAGATTCATCCTCTGTAATAGCTAAAGTGTCGGCTAATTTTTTACGGCCCATGCCATACATAATTCCAAGATTAACTGTCTTAGCTTCTTTTCTACTTATGTTAGCCATGTCTGCAACCATTTGATGAAAGTCTGCTTTACCTTCTTTATACATGGTTACTACTTCATCAACCAAAGGATGAACAAATCCTTCTGTTGGTTTAGCACAATAATGAGCCAACCATCTTGGTTCTTGTGAGGCATAGTCAAATGATCCCCATTTACATCCCTCTTCTGGGACAAACAATCCTCTAATTGCTTTCTTGATTCCTAAGTCTCTAGATGGTATTTGTTGTAAATTAGGATTGCTTGAACTAAAGCGTCCAGTAACTGTACCACCATCATCGGTACGAAGAGGATGAAAATCACAATGTATACGACCATTATGAGCATGATTAAGAATAGTTTCAACAAACGTAGTATTCGCTTTATTAAGTTCTCTAATCTTTACAATCTTTTTTGCAACGGGATGAGGATGATGAGAGAGAAATTGTTTTGTGAAAGAGGGAGACCTGCTCTTTTCTGTGCGAGAATACTCAAGTCCAAAAAAATCAAAGACCTTTGCTATAGATGTGCTGACCCAAGGTTCAACCACAATACCAGTATCTTTGACTATCTCATCAAGTAATTTTTTTTCTTGAGATGCCATTTGTTTTTTGACTTGCTCTGCTTGATCTAAATCAACTCTTACACCATTTGCTTTCATATCTAACATCACTGGAATCAAAGAAGACTCTAATTCAAAGATGCTTGTACACTCTTCTCTCTCTAATATAGGAAGTAGATGATCATACAATCTCAAAGTGACTGCTGCATCTTGTTCTGCATATGCTCCTACATATTTTGCAGGTAATTTGTACATCTCTGCTTTTGGATCTACACCAAACTCACTCGCAGCATGTCTTAATGTTTTTTCACTTTTATATTCTTGTAAGTAATCTGATACCAAACTATTTAAATTATAATATCTTCTATTCTCATTGATAAGAGGAGCCATAATCATTGTATCTAATATCTGCCCCTTAACTTCAATTCCCTCTGCTCGTAGCCAACCAAGATCATACAAAGAGTTATGAAAAACTTTTGGTATGTGTGGAGTATCCATTTGTTTTTTAAACCATTTAAAAACCACTTTTGAATCTATGTTTCCAGCCGAGTGTCTTATAGGAAAATATCCTTTAAAATCTCCCGCTGCCACGGCTATACCAATAATGTATCCATCTTTTCTGCACCATCCAGGCCCTAACTTTATTAAGTTTGGATCTCTAGTTTCTAAGTCAACAGCTATTCTTGTTGATTTAGTTAAGTCTGGAAAATCACTTGGAGGAGACCAATCAAAGTCTATGTTCCCCCAGGACATATCTTTTATGTCTTGATCTAAAAAGTGATATTGATCAGGATTTGTCATTTATTATTTCTCCGCCGAGTGCAGCATAACCTATAACGTCTGTCCAAGAATCGTCTTTTGAAATATCCTCTGCTAGACGAGCAACTTTAACACCGATCATACAAGCCACAACTTCCTCTGGAGTGATTGCACCATTTAATTTTTTATCTAACAGTATAGTCCATATATCGGCTATACGTTGATGATTCTTTTTTGCAGGTCCATATTCTTTAGCTCTTTGTCCATTGATCAGTTTCTCTGCCTCTTTTAAAAAAAACTCTCTATCTTTTTTCATATTTGATATCCATTCACATCTCTTCTTTCTACTATATGTAATGATTTTCTTGCACGAGTTGCACCTACATAGAAGACTCTATGTTCACTATCCTCGTCTCCTTTTTCCTTTATTATCTTAGGACAGTCAAGGATTAATGCCACATTATCCGCTTCTCCACCTTTTGCTTTATGAATTGTTGATATTCGTATTCTTGGTTTTTTAGTTAGAATAAACTCTCCCCTTCTCCGTGCCGAGGTAATATATATTCGTTGTTGATCTGTCATTTGAATTACATCGTACCACATCATTTCTTTTTTTAAATTCAAAAGATGCCCTATCTCGCTTTTTAATAAATCCTCCAAAGTGTATGTTTTTTCCGAATCCAATAATTCTATTTTTCTTTTTCCACCATGACCAATGATACCTTTTTTTGTTCTCTTCGAAAATTCTACCCACTGTTTTACTTTTAGACTTTGATTTTTGCATAATTGTAACCACACTTCTATACTGTTAATAATATCTTCAGATACAGACCAACCAGAACCTTCTCTCCAGAATAAATATCCCTCGTTTTGTAACTTTTCAGAAACTATCGAAAGTATTCTGTTTGTTCTTGCCAATACATACCACTCCCCTTCATTAAAATTTATATCCATAACATCAAAATAATAAGAGACAGAACCTTCTTCATCTTTTGGCTTGTATTCTTTTTGTTTTCTTGTTTCAACTTTACTTATTATTCCTCTCGCAAGAGACCAAACAGAGTAAGGAACTCTGTAAGATTGATTTAATACAATAGATTCTTTTGCACAGTTTAAAAAATTATGTACGTTTGCACCTGTCCAATTGAATATGCATTGATCATCATCTCCAGCATAGTATGCTTTTTTAGAATTAGGTAACAAACACTGCTTGACCATTTTCCATTGTATTGGAACTAAATCTTGTGCCTCATCTACAATTAACAAATCTAAATCGGGTCCTGTTCCTTGTTCTAAAAATTGAAGTAACATATCTGTAAAATCAACTTTAAGATTTGCTTTTTTGTAATCTTTATATGCTTCTACGACACGAGGCATATACGACCTAAACAAACTCATGTCCCCAAACTTATCAAACTCATACATATAATCTGTTTGTTTCAGTCTAGCTATATTCATAATATGAAAATATTTATCGCCATCACTAGATCCGACTGTATACATATCCCCATCTTCAATATTTATTTTCTCTTCTTTTTTAAAAACAATCCCTAATTTTTTAGCTAAGAATCTCATGTCGGCAGGTTTCATAACATCTTCTGATTTCATTCCTACCCAACGAAATGCAAGTGAATGTAATGTTCTGAAGTGTGGAAAATGTTTTTGATCTAAATTAAATTTTAAACATGCTCTATCTATAGCTTCTTGTGCAGCTTTTCTTGTAAAAGACAAAAAAGCTATTCTTTCTGGATTAACTCCATCTGCAATAGCTTCTTCCATAATATTTAAAAGTTTAGTTGTTTTACCCGTGCCAGGTGGTCCATATATTGCTACTTCATTCATTCTCCACAAATCCCCTTTGCATATATTCTGACTGCCTTTGGATGAATCCTCCAAGCTTCTTCCACTACATAGTCTTCGATTAATTTTTTGTCCTTTACACATTCTTCATAGGTTTTAAAAACAACACCAGGATTCCAGAAGTTACATATAGACTTCCCACCCTTGTGCCTCGGCTCTTCAACTAAAACAATACAAAAGGCTATTAATACTTCCATTAGAACGGCACCTCCTCTTCAAATTCTACTTTAGGTATTTCAACATCTTCTCTTACTTCAGGAACCCACCAAACACGAATTGATTTAAACTTACCCTCTGTTGTTTTAAAGTTTCTAACATTACTACATTTATCCCCATTATTTATTTCCTTAATTCTTTCTTGAATCTGACCCTTAGAATAATGTGTAAATCCTTTTTGTCTTAAAAACTCTATGAAAGAATCTATTTTAAAATAAACTAATCCCTCCATAATCCATGGTTTACCAATCAATAATTCTTCTGCTGATTGTGCTTGTACTCGCCCATAACAAAAAGACTCAAGCAGTTGATTAAAATGTCCTTTGTAAGTTAATTCTTCTGGCACTTCTATCTCGTTTGCCTCTGCTAACAATCCGTTAATTAACACTTGCCAATCGCTCTCTTTTACTTTTGGCGGCATAAAGTTTTGTTGCTCCAGACATGCTATCTGAAATTTAGATTGTGATTGTAAATCAAAGCTTGTTAATTCTAATCGTCTTCCATCCAAGTCTGCGAAGAATACTCTAGGCTCTGATTTAACAATAGATATACCTGTTATCTCTACTGCATCTACATTTGCACCAATGCCATACTTTCTTCGTTTGCATAAAGCCTTGTTGCAATGTGATTTAAGAGGTTCTTGATTGCATGTATAAAAATATTCCTTCTTGTCTAACTGACCTTGTATATGAACTATTTCTTGTGCAGATAATGGACTAGAACAATAATCAATATTAAATTTTTCTAGCAGCGCCTTCCAATTATCGGGATCCATCTTCTTAAACATTGCACCATAATTAAATAAAGACATGTTCCTTGCCCCCTCTCCAATGCCGTTTAATGCCATAACATTTAAACAAGGTGGACTCTCTGGAAAAGGTTCTGTCTTTTTTGTTCCTACTTGTAGTTTAAAAAAATCATTTGGTTTAACTTTTCTTTCATCTACTAAATCTAAAAATTCTTCAAAGGTAGCCATCTCTCCATCTTCTTTGAAAGCATACCTCATGGTTTGTTCTTGATTATGATAAGGTAAATTTATGAAGTTACCTACATCTCCTCTTTCTACTAATATTTGCTCTTGCTTTGGAAAAATTTCACAGTTACCAAAACCAATTACAGATGCAATCTCTGATGCTTTATCTCTAAATTCTCCTGCACTCATCCAATCAGATAAAAAGAAAAAAATATGTGCCCCACCAGATTTACTTCTGCATACAACACAAGGTATTTTTAAATTTAATAATTTTTTGTCTAATGAAACATGATCAATGGGATATGTATCAATGTCTAATGCACCGAACTTACACATGTTGTTTTCATTTATTGGAATAGATCCTACACCAAGTCCACCGTTAAGATGACCGTTGATAAGTTCTAGTGTTAAAGGAGTTCTTTTTATATATGAATTAGCGGCTTGTTTCCCTTGTCGTCTTTCCTGGGAAATCTTTGTCTCTCCGTGTGCTTCCGAGAATCCCTCAAAAGCATCCATAAACCTTTGACCATTGTCCATTAATTATTCCCCACAAATGGTTTTCGGGTAGAAGAAAATGATTTTGGAGGAACTTCTACCCGAAACTTTTAAAAGTTAGAACGGCACTTCATCTGTGTTAACAGATGGAGCTTGATCAATCTCATCGGCTACTGCCGTTCCTTTGATTTCTCCACTTGCTACACTGTTATGAAACTCTTTACATTCATTATAAACGTCAAGAGTATCTACCATCCCGACCTTTTCTATCTGCCAGGAATACCAAGATCCTTTGTCGTTACCATCGGCTACTGTTTTAAGTATCCATTTGTTAGCGAACATAGGAGCAGGTTTTGATTTGCCATCTGCTAACTTAATAGTTTGCATTGACATTTGTGTAACCCAAATCTTTGAACGTCTGATTTGTGTTTTTTTCATGTCGATAATGGCAGGCTCTAACATGCCAAGTTCTTCATTTAAGACCTTAACATAATGTTGCCCCGTTCTTACAAGTTCATTACCACTAGGTAAGATATCCATATTAGTTTCTTTGTCTCTCTTGACATTTAAAACATCTGGATGATCCTTTGATAATTCTTGTACGAAACCACCACCTTGAGATCTTGGTACGAACTCAAGTAATTTTTGTTCAAAATAGCAAGGCACAACAGTAATACCTTCTTCTGCTTTCCATACTTGATGAGTAACAGTATTGAAAATGTCGCCTTGTTCTGCACCTTTTATATAACCCGAATTAGTTTTAACTAACTGTGGAGATAATGCTTGTAGAATCCTTAAAAAAGGAATCTGCATATCATCTGCCGTGACGTTAGATAGTCCCAAGCCAGAATCGGTTGCCATTTCACTTATCAAACTAGCAGGTAGACCTGCTTCTTTTTTCTCTACTACTTGTGTTTTCAATGTATTAACCCTTTCTAATTGTAGCAGTTGTACCAACATACGCACCAAACATTTCAAGGTCTACTTCTTTACCTTCTTTGATGCGATCAGATAACCAAGATTTCAAAGTCATTGGATGTATGTGTGTCTTTGAACTTGGATTCACACCTTTCTCTTCGAGATCGGCAATAACAGATTTAGCAATGTTGTCTTCTCCCATGCTAAAACTAACAGTGACATCGTTCTTAATAATGTCACTCTCGCCTATTGATCTTAACCAATCAAATGCTTCACCTTTTCGATCTTGAGGTATACTCGCATGTACAAAAGGTTTTAACTGAACTTTATTACCTTCTACAGTAATAGAATCCATTCCCATTTCTTGCATTAGTGCAGGAATAGATTCCGTGTCAGTCTTATGCCTTGTTGCCTTGAGATCTTTAAGATGTTGCTCGGCTTCTTTGATTTGATTTGAAAGTTGTTGACTGTGACGAATTAGAGAGGATAATTCACTCCCCTTTTTTGCGTTAACATTATCAAACGCACTCGCATCTGCAACCATCGTTTCAAATAACTCGTTCATAATTGAACCTCCTTCGTTAAAGTTATGCCCTTCGGCTTTTTATTCTCGGCAACTCCGTGACTAGCTGCCGAGACTTCTAAGATAATCATTTGCAATTAATTGTCAATGTTTTTTGAAAAATAATTTTTAATCATCCAACTAATTTGTCTTGCGTATGATCTTCCTTCTTGATCGGCTATCTTTTTTAGATCTTCAAAAATCTCTAATGGGATAGCCACTGTTCTGTATTTTTGCACCCTAAACTCCTTGTTATTTATTGTTTACACTTATTATATATATCATTTTGTTCTAATTTTCAGCAATTAGTTATCTTTTTTTGGAGAAACTTGTAACCATTTCTTCGCTTCTTCATTCAAAGATTTACCTGCTAATACAATTTTATTTTGTAAAACCTTAACGATATACTCGTCAATCGTGCCTTTAACTATCAAGTCAACATAAACAACTTGATTCTTCTGACCCGACCTATGATTACGATCTTCAGATTGAATCCGTTTTTCTAAATCAAAATCATTAGAATAATAGATTACATTCGTTGCCTTGATCAAAGTCAAACCTCTGCCTCCCGTTTGAGGATTGGCAACAAAAAATCTTACAGTAGGATCGTTCTCAATTCCTAGGATTGCATGTTGTCTGTCTGTTTCAGATGTATCTCCAAAATAATTTACAGTAGATGCATGTCCATATTTTTTTCTTAATGTATTTGTTATTGAAATAATATCGTGCCTAAATCTTGCCCAAATTATAACCTTACCACTCATCTCTTCAATGGCATCTAACATAGAATTCATTCTATTGTTTTTAACTTCAATAGTTTTACCATCATTGGTTACAATAAAACCACAAAGTAACTGTTGCAGCTTTATCAATTGTGTCATGACTTCAGTTGCACTTACCAACTCATCATTGACCACTGTCAATGCATGTTTCTTCATGGACTGATAGTGTTGCATTTGTTCTGTGGATAAACTTACTTGTCTAGTTGTGTATATTTTTGGTGGCACATCTTTTAAAACATTCTCTTTTGTAACTCTAAACGAAAAAGTTTTTATTCTTTCTGCTAATTCTTCCAGGTTTCGATAACCAATGACTTGATTAAAAGAATGAGCACCCATCTTTTGTCTTCTAGTTACTGCATATCGTCCTTGAAAAGACCAAAAAGAATCAAACCCCAATAGATCTTGACTCATAAATAAACATTGAGAAAAAAGGTCCATTGGAGATCTTGTAACGGGAGATCCCGTTAATATTCTTTTGTAACTTGCTCGTTTACCAAGACTTATTAATGCCTTTGTTCTTTTAGCTTGATGATTTTTTATTGTTGTTGATTCATCTACGGCTAATAAAAAGTTTGAATTTCTTATAAAAGCATCAGTATATCTTTTGACTTTTGGTGTAGCAAAACCTTCGACATTGATTAGAAGTATCCTAAATTTTGATCTGTCTTTTGTTGCACGAACTAAATCATCCTTTTGATTTTTGTTCGGATTTGCTCTCCAGGTAAAAACCTCGTGTTCAACTTCATCCAAAAAATGTTTCGGAATCTCTGTCAATTCCCAATTTCTATAAACTCCCTTGGGAGCCACTATAATTGCAGAGTCTATTTGTTTTTGAAGTCTAAGCCATGCCATGTTGTCGAGCAGAACTTTAGACTTGCCACATCCCATCTCCATAAAGTATGCGTAATTACGTTTATCAAAACTACGCACCAAAGCATCTTCTTGATGTTGATATGGCTTTGTTTTATATTTAAATTTCATTTTCCCCCTCCGTTCATTTCAACTTCTGCATGGTGTTTTCTACACAAAACAACACACTTTTTTATTTCTTTTTCAATTGCGTCTTTGCTCATCCCTCTTGATATCATCTCTGCAACTGATATTCTTTTACCATCATTGCCTATAAATTTATCTTTTGGGATAGGATGATGCCATTCTAAATAAAACGGATCTTCCTTGTATCCACACCTAAATTTATATCCAAACAAATTAAAAAGAACAAACTGACAACCCAAACTTATTTTTTTATCGTTGAAATATTTTCTTCTATTTCTTTTGTGTTGCGTTTGACTAACTTTTCTACTTTGACTTTTACTCATCAATCTATCCAAGATAAAGTCGAGGCAGCCGAATTTTTAATTGTATATTTATTTTTGTATTTCCCCTCATTATCGTCTGGAACTATCTTTAAATTTTGATCACTCCAATCCTCATCAAACTCTTTCATTTCTTGTGGAGTCAAATATGGCCCAAACCATTTAATCTCCCACCATTCTTTCTTGACCCTTTTCCACTCCAACCCAACGGCTAACATCCTTAGTACGGGTATTTCTATCCCACACATAAAGCTAATCGTTTCAATCGGTTTGCTTATCTCCCACATCCTCCTCGCTTGAACTATCGCCAAGTCTGGATTTTGTTTGAAAACTGAAGACGTTATTTCTATCAGTGTTTCGGAGAACTCTAGTCGCACTTTTTTTATCGTGTCCGAGTTGTTCAAGTTTCTCTATTGCCTCTTTCAAGTTCATATCTCCCCTAATATAAGATATAACTGAATCTAAACTTATTTGTAGATAAGTTTCAGATTTACTTCTCCCCATTGTCATCTGCTCCCTTAGTTATTATTCCTAGTTTAATTATATCAATTATGTAGCTTATGTCTGCATAATTCTCTAAAGTCGTTATCATCTTTAATTCGCCTTCTTTATCTTCTCCAATGATAATCAACTCTTTAAATTCTTTTGACGCAAGATCACAGACCTTTTTTATAGGATCTTTCGTCTTGCGTATTGAATCAAAGTTTATGATGTTGTCACTCATTTTAATTGTGACCCTTGGCAACAATCATCCACAATACTATGGCACAAAACACATTGCTCATGACCATGTATGTTAACAGTCTGTAATGTGCCTTGACATCTGGGGCATCTTGGCGAACAATGCGTCTTAACTTTTTCTTCGTTGCTACTTGCGTCTTGCCAATCATGACCGTATTTTTGTGTCCATTCATTTTCATCCATACTCAACTCCTTTAATGATTTTTTGAAAAGCTTCTCTTAAATATTTAGAATAATAAGGATGTCCCTTTTGTTCGTATTCTATGCAAGTATCTTCAATGACTCTTGCGACTTTACTAACTGCATCCTTTAATTCAATATTATTTTCCTGGATTGATTCTAACATGATTTACTCCTACTCTCTATAAGATTTGTAGTCTTTTTCATTACCTATATTATAATCACAATCTACAAATTTGTAACCGAAGTTACTCCATGTTCTTTTTTCTTCTTTCTTTAAAGCTTTTTCTATAGCTTGTTGTTCTGTAGTTGCCTCAACTTTAACTGTTCTTTTTATGTTTACAAAGACTTCAATATAGTGAGAACTTGCCTCACTATAATTGGTAAATTGACTATTATATTTTTTCGCCATTCTTTATGTCCTCCTTAATTGCTAATCCAATATGATAGGCATGTTGAGGAACTATTGCATTCCCCAACATCTTCAGTCTGTTTGCTCTGTTTTGTTGTTCGACTGTGATTCTTGGGACTCCTCTAGGCTCGTCCATCCAATAGGATACCCCATTAGCCACTCTGTCCAATCGCAATTGAGCCTCGCATCTCCTTCCGTTTGATATATCTTGTGAGTCAGATCTATCTGTCTCCCATCCCTCAATCGCTTTTCGTAATACTGATTGTTGCCATTGTATGAATGTTTCTTTAGTCCACTGTTCGGAGTTGGAAACTTCCACTCTTCCATCCTCGGTGGTCTTAAAGTTACCCCATTCATCATAGATCGTGCCTCGTCCTCCGACAATTCTCCCCTCTCCACTTTCTTTCTGAAGATCATTGTCTGTCCCTCCGATGCGTGTCCGAATCCCTTGGTTGTCGGAGTTGGATACATCTCCATTGTTTTGGGATCGACTTGTTCCCTCAAATTGCTTGGTCTCTTTCGACCTTTCCTCGCACCCTCTTGGAGTCTCTTTGTTCCCTCTTCCGATCTCGGAGGAAGATAATCCATGGTAGTAGGAGTCGCCCAAGTTTTTACAGATGATCCAGACTCGATCTCGTTTGTGTCTCGCTCCGATACTGCTAGCCGAAACAACAAATGTCCTCGTTTGGTAGTTAAGGTTTTCCATTGTAAAGAGTGCCTCGTCAAGTCCCATGGAGACATGCCCATAAACATTTTCGAAAACGCAATAAGAGGGTCTAATTTGTTTAACAATTTCATGGATGTACGGAAAGATGTGTCTAGGGTCTTCCGTGCCGAGCCTTTTGCCACTTGTACTGAAGGGTTGACATGGATATCCTCCACTAAGGATTCCGATTGGTTGTTGAATAAATTTTCTTGGATCACTTGCTATCTCCTTTACATCGTTAAATATTGGTACATTTGGAAAATTTTTTGCTAAGACTTTTTGACATGGTTTGTCAAAGTCACAGAATGCTATGGTTTTGGAAAGGTTTGCCCATTTAAATCCAAGTGCAAACCCACCAATACCACTACACAAATCAAGATGATTAATCATGTAAATCTCCTTTTCTCATGATGTAAGTCATTGAGGTAGGTTTCTTAACTATCCTACCAATGTCCTTATCTCTGTCTGCATGAGGATGATCTTCAAATCTTTCATCCTCCCCCAACTCTTCTCTTGTCTTCTTTTTATTTTCTTTTTTAATTTGAAGGAATACATCAAGAAGAGAATTTCTTATTCTTTGATTAGTTTTGTCTCCTCGTCTACTCATTTAACACTCCCACCTTTTTACACCATAAGACTCAACTTCAAAGTTTTTATATTTTTTATTACTTTGTAGTTCATGCTCGGAGGCATCTACTAATGATGATATATCCAAGTAAATTCTTTTACCATATTCGTTTGGATGATCTTCAAAGGACACATAATCCCATACGTTTATTATACCATTATGGGTTATGTTTGGTGTTTTTCTCTTATATTTTCTACTCATAGTTCTGCCTCAAAACTGCATGATTTATTTTCAATAATACAATCATAAATCTTTTTCCCAAGATGTAATCTTGCATACCACTCTAGATAATATCTAACTCCCTCCTCAGTATGTTTATGAGGATGTTCTTTTTCATCT